AGATTAACAGCTTGTTCCATAATCTCAACAATCTTTTTTGCCTGTGCGTCATTTTCTATTGATAGACACAACTCATCATGTATTTGTATGTGTGCAACAATTCCTTCTTTGTATAATTCTAACATAGATTTTTTTGTCATGTCAGCTGCGCTACCTTGTATTAATTTGTTCAATGCTTTGTATGTGTAAGCTCTTTTAATCCCTGGTCCATGTTCCGCCAACGCATCTTCGTGTGACATGGCTTTATGCATTCCAAAACTATTTGGTTCCCATAAATGAAACCTGCATAGTCGGCCAAGTAAAGTTCTTATCTGACCTCTGTCTTGTGCTCTGTTAGATGCTTTTTCCATAAGTTGTTTTACAAACGGCACTTTGCCATGATAAGTATTAAAAAGTTCAGCAGCTTTGTCTTTTGATACACCTAGCTCTGCCTGTAGTTTAGCTTTACCCATACCATAAAACAATCCAAGGTTAATTGTTTTAGCTTGTGATCTTGGTATCTCTGCCATGTCTGCTACAGTCTGGTGAAAGTCTGAGTTAGCATCATTTTGATATGCATCTACAACATCGTAAACAGATGGTAATTTATATAAAGCTGCATAATGCACTACCAGCCTAGGCTCCTGCTGAGAATAGTCAAAACAACCCCATGTATGGCCTTCCTCAGGTATAAATAATGACCTTATCTTAGGTCCAAGATCTTTGTTTCTAGCTGGTATCTGTTGTAGATTCGGGTTCTGGTAGGAGAACCTACCAGTGACCGTGCCACCCCCAGCGTTTCTTAATTGGTTTATCTCTGCATGTATTCTACCTTTGTGCTCGTATCTAAGAATAGAATCAATAAAAGTTGTGTGTGCTTTGTTAACTTCTCTTGCTTTTGCAATCATATTAACAACAGGATGTTTGTGTTCCTGTAAAAAATTTTTTGTAAAACTTGGTGCTTGTGTTTTTTCTGTGCGTTCAAAAGGGATTTTTAAGTTTTCAAATACTTCTGCTATACTACTGGCTGCCCATATTTGTGGACGTACGTTAGTTTCTTTTTCAATAGCATTTAATAATTCATTCTCTTCATTAATTAAATTTTTCTTTAATGTGTGAGCTGCTTCTACATCTACTCTTACACCTTTAAATCTCATATCAACTAGACAAGGAAATAAATCTGTTTCTAATTCCATAATAGATTGTAAGTCTTGTGCAATAATTTCTTTTTTCATTTCTTGCCATAAACCATATGTTGCTTCTGCATCACGTTCAGCATAACTACCGACATTTAATGATGGTAGTTTGTACATTTCTGATTTAGGATCTATGCCCCACTCAGCAGCTGCTTCTGCAAGTGCAGCTTCGTTCTTACCAAAACCTAAATACTTCCAGGACAAACTATTAAGATCATATCTAAATCTATTCTCATCAGTCACAGCTGCGGCTATCATTGTATCAACAATCATACCATTAATTGTTAAACCCATAGCTCTAATCCAACATACATCATACATTGCATTGTGAAATATTTTTGTAGAATCTGTTTTAAGAATGTCTTGAAACCATTCTAAAACTTTTTTACGATCCATGTTGCCACCGCCTTCGTGTGCAATAGGGAAGTATCCTTTGTAGTGTGCAGTGGCTACAGCTATTCCTATAACTTCACCATTACCTATAATAGATCCAGATCCTTTTTTAATTAAGTCCGGGTCTTTTGTTTCTAAGTCAATTGCAATTTCATCAACCTGTCTAAGGTCTGGAAATTCTGTAGGTATTACCCATTCTGTTTGTGCGCTAAAGTTTGGTATCTTCATATTATTTCCTTTGTTCGTACACGTAGTTAGCTTCTATTTTTTTACTTAATTTATCTTTGTTGCTAAACGCATACAAAGCGGCTTTGTAATTATGTGGGAATATTTCCCAATCAACTAAAGCAGGATAAATTTCTAAATTAAATTTATGTTTTTTTATTTTTATAATTTTTTTTATCACGCTTCTGTTTCTACTTTTCATAATACTTGAACTAAAAAATAAAATATTAAAATACAGGTAAACAATCCCATGTAAAAAGGTATGTAATTATTTGGTTCCATAATCTCTTTCAATTATCATTTCTATAAAATGTATTGCTTTATCCAAGTCTTGTTTCTTTCCTTTATCACGATGTCGTATTATGTATTTTATAGCACAACCCTCAGGATATAACAATTCATTCTCAACTACAAACTTACTAGGTTGAATTTTATATTTTTGGTAGTGGCTCCCGCCGTGCTGCTTATTCCAAACTTTCGATGTCATAACCTTTGTCCTCATATTTAGCTGTTAGTATGTATAGATTTTGTTTTGTACGTGTTACACCCACATACCAAACTCTTTGTTCTTCATCGTACTTATCTTCACTTCTTTCTACTGCTTCTCTTATTTTTTTTGTGTTGTCTAAAATTAATAAAACATTTGTAGCTTCACCACCTTTTGCTGCATGAATTGTAGATAGTTTTACTCTTGCTGGTTTAGATAACTCTTCTTTTAATCTTAACATTTCTCTTATGTACAAACTTTCTTCTGGATCTGTTTTAAAAACATCATACCACTGTTGAGTTGTTGAATAGCCCCATTCAAATAAATCATACATTCTCTCTTCAGTAGGTGATTCTTCTTCTAAAAATTCAAACAGATCTTTTATTTCTGACAAAGAGAGTTTGTCTCCATTAGTCCACCTTGTGTAATTTTTAATAGCTGTATACAATCTAGTCTTATAACTCTTTCTACCTTTTAATTCAAAGTAAATAGCCATATCTTTAAGTATTGGTTTTAATTTTGTAAGTTTGTCATTTGTTCTAGCTAAAATTAACCAGTCGCCTTCATACAGAGGTGCATCTTCAATTGAAGTTATATGATTCGTGGTCCCTGATTCCGGACGCGGTGCCCATAGTTTTTTTATTCTTCTGTCATCAGGTATTCTATTTAGAATTTGATCAGCAACGTGCTGCACTTGCCTTGGCACCCTGTAGGATTGTGGCAATATTATGTCTTTAGAAGGTTCGTCTTGAAATCGTTTAACATCTGCACCAGCCCAGCCATAAATAGCTTGATCATCATCACCTGCTAGTATAACATGTTTAGAGTTTTTCTTAAGTATATCATACATTTTCCACTGTATTGGTGATAAATCCTGAGCTTCATCTACAAATATTACATCATATTTCGGACATAATTCAGCCACATTAAATCTNTCAATCATGTCTGTAAAATCTATCAGGCCGTANGCTTGTTTATAATTATCTACTTCGTCTTTTAAAATTTGTAATTGATGTTTGTCTATATCTTCTGAGTACATATCTGTATTATATTCTTCTTCAATAGATACATTTTTAATTCTTGCTGCATTAATTATATTAAAGTATTCACTATCAGAATCTACAAACCCAGTCTTTTCTTCTCCATTAGAATAAACTGTAACTTCTATACCAAGCTTTCTGCCTATGTCTTCGTAGTGTTCATCTTGCATTACCTGCGCTTTCTTCATACCAAGTTGTGTAAATGCTAATGAGTGTAGTGTTCTAAAATATTTTAAATCTTTTCGACTAAAAGCTGTGTGGTAGTCTAGCATTCTATCAATAGCTTCATTAGCTGCTTTAGTTGTAAATGCAAAATATCCTATCTTATCAATAGGTGTACCAAGTTTAACAAATGTTTTTACATACTTAATAAGTTTAGTTGTCTTACCAGTACCTGGAGGACCCAATATTTTTCTGATCACATTATCTCCGTGTTGTGTTTTATTTTTGTGTGATTGATTACTATGTCTTCAAATTGTTGTATGCTTATTGAAACTACATTTTTAGTAGGCGTGTTGTATTTACCTTTTTCTTTTGTAGGATATCTTTTTTGTTCTAAAAATTCTATGTCACAGTTTTTATAATTAGTCTTCATCATAACACCTGTCTTATCTTCACCGTGTTTCCAATTTTTAGATCGTAGTTTGTCATAAAATTTATCAAACTTAAAGTATGCATAACCATCTTCTATTAACACTGTACCAGATTTAAATGCTGCATCATTCATAGCTTTAGGTCCATTTATCTTTGCGTGTAACACATCATGTAGTTTTTCTTTTGGTGATGTACCTACAGGAGGATTAATTACTTTTTGTGTTTGAAATAATGCTTCCAACACTGTTTGATCTTCTGGTGCTTTTATAATTGGTGGTGGAAATCCTGCAGCTTTTGCTATTGAGTTTCTACGTTTACGTTGATCTGTTACGTGTTCAATTGT